TCATGGTGGGGAATATTTTGCAGCGGGTGTTGGCGGTTCTATCACAGGACGAGGGGCGGACTTACTTATTATCGATGACCCACACACTGAACAAGACTCAATGTCAGACTCAGCGATGGATCGTGCATACGAGTGGTACAATTCAGGACCCAGACAGCGTTTACAACCAGGAGGTAGAATCTGTGTTGTAATGACAAGATGGGCTACCGATGATTTGACAGGAAGGCTCATCAAATCACAAACAGAGCCAAAAGCAGATAAGTGGGACGTTATCGAGTTTCCTGCCATACTTCCCAACGATGAACCTGTATGGCCAGAGTATTGGAACAAAGAGGATTTAGAAGCAGTAAAAGCGTCTATCTCAACAAAGAACTGGAATGCACAATACATGCAGGACCCAACTTCAGAAGAGGGTGCGATTATTAAAAGAGATTGGTGGAAAGATTGGGATCAAGAACAACTTCCTAAATTACTACACGTAATACAATCTTATGATACTGCATTTTCTAAAAAAGAAACTGCTGACTATTCTGCTATCACCACCTGGGGTATCTTTGAACCATATGAAGGTTATGAAAAATGTATAATATTATTGGATGCACAAAAGGGTAGATATGACTTTCCTGATTTAAAAAATTTAGCTATAGAGCAATATCATTACTGGGAGCCTGAAACAGTAATTATTGAAGCTAAGGCTAGTGGTCAGCCACTTATTCACGAATTACGTAGAGCTGGTATACCTGTTGTAGATTATGTGCCTGCAAGAGGTAGGGACAAGCATACACGTATAAATAGCTGTGCGCCTGTATTCGAGTCTGGTATGGTTTGGGCACCTCTTGACGAACACTGGGCACAGGAGGTTATTGAGGAGTGCGCAGCATTCCCAAATGGTCAGTATGATGACTATGTTGATTCTATGACCCAAGCTGTGTTAAGATATCGACAAGGCGGATTTGTACAAACATATTCAGATGATTGGGACGAACCGAACTTTAAAATAGAAAAGGATTATAAATATTATTAGGAGAACCTATGCCAATAAGAATATTAAAAAAAGATGAAGACACTAATAGAGAAAAGGGTCTTAAAAAAAGTAAAATGCTTGTTGGCGGACAAGCTAAATTAGATAAGAATAAAAATAACAAAATTGATGCAGAAGATTTTAAAATTTTAAAAGCAGAAAAAGCAAAAGGCAGAGGTCAAGGTTTACAAGATGAAAAAATGAAACCAGGCAAACCAATGAAAGCTGCACTTGGTGCAATAGCTTTAGGTCTTGGTGCTAAAAAAATGATGGAGAAAAAAGGATCTAAAATGCCTATGGGTATGGGTGCTGCAGCTTTTTTAGCGAAGAAGAAAAAAGAAATGCTAGGTAAGAAAAAAGGTGGAATGTTTAAAGGATATTCAAAAGTTTTTGAAACTGCAGCTAGAGCTGGACAAAAAAATACAGGAACTAGCACAATCGTTGGTGTAAAACCAAATCCAAAAAAACCTAGAAAGACTTACAAGTCTATGGAAGAGATGAGAAAGGCAAAAGGTTTTAAACCTGGTGAGTCTGCAAAAGATTTTAATAAAAGACAAATGTTAAAAAGAGAAGCTTTGAAAGCAGCTAAAGCAACAAGACTTGGTAAAATAGTTTTACCTATAGCTGCTGCAGGAGTTGCTGCACAACAATATTTAAAATCTAAAATGAAAAAGAAAAAAGAAGAACCTAAGAAAAAAATGGGTGGTGGCATGATGCAAAAGTATGCTGAAGGTGGAGATGCTAAAAGATCTCCAATGGCTGAACAAGCAAGAAGAATGGGTCAAAGAAAAAAGAAACCAGGAGCATTAGGCGGAGCTGGAAGAGGCGTTGGAAAAGTTGCAGGTAGAAGAGCAGGACTTCCAAGTTTACCTGGAAAGAAAAAAGAAGACTCATCAGTTACACTTGGTAAATTTATGAAAGCTAAAGTTTCTGGTTTAGAGGAAAGTGCAAAAAAAGGTGGTATGAGAGCCGATAGAGCTTTTTCAAATTTTAGAAGACCTGAAGATGCCAAGAGAGCAGCTATAAGGGGTGAGTTTAGTAAAAAAGGTCAAATAAAAGATGCAGCATATTATAAAAGCATTGGCTTAACTGGAAAACGTGGAGAAGGAGCAGTTAAAGATTTTTTTAAACCAGAATCTTTAAAACGAAATCGAACAGTGCTTGTCACTAGTAAAAGTGTCGGTGGTTCGGTGACCGTTAAAACTAAACTAGGTAGAAACAAACCTACAAAAATGTACTAGGAGGGACTATGTCCCTACGGAGTTTATTTCAGTTTGGGAAGCGGCTTCTTAAAGGTAAGAAAGAATCAGCGCAACCGGCTACCGGACAACAACAACGTCAAATAACTTACGAACCAAAACCATCACAGGCACAGGGTCAAGAGTTAGTTAAGCAGGAAATGAGAAATCCTCCTGTTGTTCTCAAGAAAACTAAACCATTACAAATGGGCGATGACATCGCTCCTGCATTTGGATCTTCTACATATGACTGGGCAATGAGATTAGGAAGAGGTAAATACACAGCTGACGAATGGCTTAATCATTTAACATCTACACGTAAAGTAAGCTTTAAAGTATTCGGACAACCTGCATCAAAAATAGAAAGAGCAGAGAAAAGATTTAAATACGATTCAGGACCCTTTGCAGGTAAAGAAGTAAATATATCTAAAGAAGAATTATTTGACACTAACCTTGCTATTTTCAATGAAGCAGGAGATCTAACAGGTGGATTATTGTACGCTGCTAAGAAGTTTGGATTGAAGTTAGATGCAAACGAGATAGGTGCAATGATAAAATTAAATCCTGTTAATAGATTGAAACCTATGGAGCTTGGTTTACCAAAAGGTGCTCAAGAAAATTTTGATATTGCTTTCAAAAACATGACAAACTCTATTAATGTTGTTAAAAATAAATTTAGAACAGATAGTGATCTTGTTCAAAACCTTGATGATGCTTTGTATCAAATGGGAGCTATGAAAAATGGTGAACTCGGTAAGGGTGTTTTTGATAATTTACGACAGGCTCTTAGAAGAGCAAAAGCTAGACCTGATATAAGACAACAGGAGAAAGCTATTCTAAACAAAGCAGAGGCTGAGTTAAATAGTGCAGTGGCTCCGTTAAAGAATACAAAAACAAAATATCAAAATGAAACAAACTATACATTACAAGGTGGTAAAGATTATAGAGAAACTATTTTTTATTTAGATGAACCTATTAAATCTAATAAAAGTCCTTTAACTGACCCTGGACATTTTTCTGATACAGGAATTAAAAACCAAATTTACCATGTCAGATACGACACAAGATTTACTCCTGAGGGTAAAAAAGTATTTATGATAAATGAAATACAATCAGATGTTAACCAAAAGGTTGCAAAAAGTTTAACAAAGATGCAACAGCTTAGTGGAGAAAAAAGAATAAACCCATTTCAAGCAGATATAGAAATAGGTTTACTTGCACAAAATAGATCAAAAATTATGAATGAGATGACAGATGCAATTGCAAAAGGGCAACCTAACAAAGCTCAAGCATTAGCGAGAGAGGCAAGAGAAATACGACAAAAATTAAATAACGTTTTTCAAAAAAGAGATGCTTACTCAGAAAAACAATATGATTATTTTCCAATGGTTGAAGCTGATGCCTACGGTGACCATGCTTTAAAATATTTAATGCAGAAGGCTGCACGTGAAGGTGTAGATTATGTAGCCGTTGCTCCATTTAACAAATTAAGTTTTAGACAAGGGTATAAAGCAGGTAATGAAAGATTCTATGGATATGCAACTGGTAAAGGTATTGGTGGTAAAGGTAAAGCTGTTATGCCAGATTTAATGAAACGACAGGCAAGATTTTATAATACACAAGCAGGACCTACAAAAATAACACTGTCAGATCCTAAAATGCCTTATAAAAAAGTTAGAAAAGATGAATTTAAATATCCAGATAGTGTGCAAAAAGGTAAAAAGATTACGAGTGAATATCACGATGAAGTATCTCAAAATCCTTTCAGTGGATCTAAGTTGATTCCAGACGGAGATCCGAGGTTGTATTTTGATGCATTTGCGATTAAAGTGAATCCGCTTATGAGAAGCACACAGAAAACTTACAAAGCAAGAGGTGGACTTGTAGTAGATATGTTTAAACCAATAAGGTACAATTAGAAATGGCCGTAGAGAAAAATAACGAAATTATTGAAGAAGAAGCTAGAGTCACTGAAGAAGTGCAAGAACAACCTGATGGTTTACCTGTAGATGTAACAGTTGAGGGTGAAGAGGAGATGGTTGAGGAAAGACCACAAGATGACTTTAACGCGAATCTTGCAGAAGACATGGATGAGAGAACTCTTGGATCTATGGCAAGTGATCTTATTGCTGAATACAAGAAAGATAAAAATTCAAGAAAAGAATGGGAAGAAGCTTACATCAAAGGTTTAGAATTACTTGGTACAAAATATCAAGAAGTAACAAAACCATTTAAGGGTGCTAGTGGTGTAACACACCCACTACTTGCTGAGTCTGTTACTCAGTTTCAAGCACAAGCATACAAAGAATTAATACCATCAGATGGTCCTGTAAGAACACAAGTTGTTGGATTACAAACACCACAGATAGAAGCACAAGCAGATCGTGTAAAAGAATACATGAACTTCTTGTTAATGGAAGAGATGGAAGAATACACAACTGATATGGATCAGATGTTATTTTACTTACCACTATCAGGATCTACATTTAAAAAAATATATTACGATGCAATGATTGGCAGACCATGTTCTAAATTTATACCTGCTGAAGATTTAGTAGTACCTTACTATGCATCAGATTTAAAAGATTGTGAAAGAATCACACACGTCATCAAAATGACAGAGAATGAAGTAACAAAAAAAATGGCTGGTGGCTTTTACAGAGACATTGAACTTGCATCACCAAGAGAAACAACTGACCAAGTACAGCAGAAGGTAAATGAATTACAAGGAGTCAAGAGAACTGAGTCTGATATGTTGCACACTATTTTAGAAATGCATGTAGACTTGAACTTAGATGACTATGAAGATTTTGATGACAAAGCAAAAAAAGTAAAAATACCTTATATCGTAACAATTGATGAAGGCTCTGGAGAGATATTATCTATTTACAGAAACTACAAACCAAATGATATTTCATACGCAAGAATAGAATACTTTGTACATTACAAATTTTTACCAGGATTAGGTTTCTATGGTTTTGGTTTGACACATATGATTGGTGGATTGAGTAGAGCTGCAACACAATCACTAAGACAATTGATTGATGCAGGTACTTTAAAAAATTTACCAGCAGGATTTAAGTCTAGAGGTATCAGAGTTAGAGATGATGACCAACCAATTCAACCTGGAGAGTTCAGAGATGTTGATGCACCTGGCGGAAATATACGAGATCAGTTTTTTAATTTACCATTTACAGAGCCATCAACAACATTATTTCAATTGTTGGGCTTTGTAGTACAAGCAGGACAAAAATTTGCTGCCATAACTGACTCAAATATTGGTAATGACACACAAAACAGAGCAGTTGGAACTACAATTGCACTTATGGAACGTGGTTCACGTGTAATGAGTGGTGTTCACAAGCGATGTTACTACGCAATGAGACTAGAATTTAAGATTTTAGCAAAAATTTGTGCAGAATCACTACCACCAGAGTATCCATATGATGTTTATGGTGGCCCAAGACAGATAAAACAGTCAGATTTTGATGAAAGAGTCGATATTTTACCTGTTGCAGACCCAAATATTATGTCTATGGCACAAAGAGTGACACTTGCACAGACACAATTGCAAATTGCACAGACAAATCCGCAAATTCACAACATACACGAAGCATACAGACGTGTTTATGAAGCATTAGGTACAAAACAAATTGAAGGATTGCTTAAACCTGCACCAAAACAACCAGAACCACTAGATCCTGCAAAAGAAAACGCACGTGCACTGCAAATGCAACTGCTTACAGCGTTTGAATTTCAAGATCACGATGCCCATATAGCTGCACACATGGCATTTATGGCATCAAGAATGGTACAGATCAATCCACAAGTATATGCGTTAATGCAATCACACATATCTGACCACATATCGTTTAAAGCAAAGGCAACAGTAAAAGGTATGATGGCACAAGACCCGCAAATGCAACAGATGGCTCAACAAGATCCAGAGCAATTTGATATTTTATTCCAAGCTGAGGTAGCAAAGGTTGCAGCACAAATAACCCAAGAGTTAGTACAAACTGAAATGCAAACAAACGCTGCTAAACAAGACCCACTTGTTAGAATTAAACAACAAGAGGTAGATTTAAAAGCTATGGACATGCAGAGAAAAGCAGAAGAAACAGCATTTAAGCAAGATCAGGAAAATCAGAGAGCAGCAGAGCGTCTAGCTTTTGATTATGATAGACTTGCAACACAAGACCAACAATCAGACGAACGACTAGCAGTAGCGAGGGAAAAAATTGCGAAGAAATAAAGAAAAAGGATTAAGCGGTGGTGTGAGGTACGGACCTGCTCCAGAAAAAGGTTTCAATCCACAAGGATTGAAGTCAGGAGGATGTCCACACAGAGAACCAGGAGTAAAATCTGACATCAAAGGAATTAAAAACGTGCAGGTCTCTGGTAAGAAGTTCATCGGCTTACGATAACCTAACAGAACAGGGTCAAATCCTTTTTCTAGCAGGAATATTTGATGGCGAAGGAAGTTTTGGTGTTTGGGGCAAAGGTAGTGGCAGAAAATCATTTCAATGTTCTGTTGAGATGTGTGACAAGGATATAATCGAAAGATTTGTAGAAAAATTTGGTGGTTCAATACTGCCTGTAAAAGTCAGAAAAGATAATTGGAAACAAACCTGGAAATGGAAGATGTCAGGAAAGAGGGCTTTCGCAATTGTTGGAAAAATGGTAGAATATATGTGTCAACGAAGGAAGGACAAGTACAATGTGGTTAAGTGCAATCAAATTAGCGGTTAGTGCAGGAAGTAAAATTTACGCTAACAAGCAAAAGACTAAGATGGCCATGTCAGAAGCACAGCTTATGCATGCTACTAAGATGGCTCAGGGTGAGGAAGCTTACCAGGGAAAACTTTTAGAGGCTCGACAGTCAGACTGGAAAGACGAGGCCGTTTTGATAATTCTCAGTTTGCCCGTGTTGGTGCTCGCTTGGGCAGTGATATCAGATGATCCGACTGCGAT